ATATTACCGGTAACAGGGACAATAGGCAATGTTGCTGCGGCACTACCTCTGGGAGTGTATGCGGATTCTAGTGAATTCTTATCGGGCGCTGTTGCACAGGTAGCATTTACCTATAAAAGACTTGGTGGTGATGTTTTGGACATAGAGCTCACAGAAGAGAACATATATGCCAACTATGAAGATGCTGTTCTGGAATATTCTTATTTGATTAACATACACCAATCAAAGAATGTTGTTGGTGCTGCTTTAGGTGGCACAACAGGCTCATTTGACCACAAGGGGCAAATTGAAGATGGGGACCCTCTCAGTGGCTCCAACATAGCCTTGAGATATCCGAAATTTTCATATGAGACTGCGTTTCGATTAGGAGCAGCATTTGCAACAGAAGCTGGTGTTGGCGGTGAAACCCCAATATACTCTGCTTCATTTGATACCGTATCAGATCAACAAGACTACGACTTACAGAATATTCTAGAAAATGATTCTGTATATAGCTCGATTGTTGGCAGTAAACGTGTTAAAATTCGTGAAGTATATTATGTATCTCCTCGACAAATGTGGAGGTTTTATGGTTACTATGGAGGCCTTAATGTTGTTGGAGATATGCATACGTATGGCCAGTATGCTGATGATTCGACCTTCCAAGTTGTTCCGGCATGGCAGAACAAAATACAAGCTATATCATACGAAGATCACCTCTATACGAGAACATCTCATTACAGCTATGAAGTAATCAACAACCAATTAAGATTATACCCAATACCTAGCAATGTTTCTCCGGAGAAGATATGGTTCAGATTCAGTGTAAACTCTGATGACATATGGGACGATGATTATGACTCAGGCCAAAGAGGAATCAACAACATGAACACTCTTCCATTTGAGAACATTCCTTATGAGAATATTAACTCAATTGGAAAACAATGGATCAGAAGATTTGCTCTCGCCTTGTCTAAAGAAACTCTAGGCCAGATACGTGGAAAGTTTGGTGGAAACGTGCCGATTCCTGGGGAGAATGTGAGCTTAAACGCGTCCGACTTGTTAAGTCAGGCTCAAGCAGAACAGACAGCTTTGCGAGACGAATTAAAGACAATTCTTGACGAATTAACATATCCTAAACTTATCGAAACGGATAAAGATATGACAAACAACGTTAAAGACATCTTAGATGATGTTCCCAATGGAATTTTTGTGGGGTAATTGAATGTCAGAAGATAACAAATGGAGCAAACCAACATCTCCTCCTCCTCCAATGTTCTTTGGAAAGAAGGAAAGAGACCTTGTCAAGCAGGTCAACGATGAAATCATTGAAAGAGTCGTTGGTCAACAGGTTTTGTATTTTCCAATCGACATTGATCACACAAATTTTCATCCATTATATGGAGAAGCCATTGAAAAAACCTTTCTTCCTCCAATAAGAGTTCATGCTCTTGTTGAATTTCAGGGTGTTGAGACAGCCGGTGCTGAGAATTTATACTTGGATAAACTCACGAAGATAAAAGTCAACTTTCATAAGCGAAGATTGACCGAAGATCAGGATTTATACGTGAGAGAAGGTGATTTTGTTCGCTATGGAGAGGTTTTTTACGAAATTGTTAAGTTAATAGAGCCAAGATTACTCTTTGGGCAAGTCGAACACCGCTTCGAGATACAAGCAGAGTGTATAAGATCAAGGGATGGACTGTTTAATGCCGAATAAAGTGATAGAATTGCAACCTTCAACCATTGAGACCATTGATACGGGTATTTATAAGTTTGTGGACGAGAAATTAGCTCTCCATACAACGACGAATGAAGGTTTTAAGAAAGTTCCGGTGCTTTGGCTTGGTTCAGAAAGAGCACATCAGATAAAAAACAACAAAGACATCAGAGATAGTGTCGGAAAGCTTAAATTACCTTTGATTTCTGTCAATCGTGAGTCAATTGCAAAAGACCCGAGTTTCAAAGGTTCTTTTCAGGCACACTTGTTTGAAGAAGGTGACTATAAGGGCAGCGCTATCACCAGAGTTCGCAGAATTCAGCAAGAGAAGACAAGAAACTTCGCAAATGCTGACTTTGCTCGAGGAGTCAAGAACGCTAAAGACACAGGAAGGAGTGATAATAAGAAAATAGTATATGAATACCTTACTTCCCCAATACCAACCTATATAACTGTTATGTATAATGTTACATTGCGCACCGAATATCAACAGCAGATGAACGACCTCATGACCCCCTTCATTACAAGAACAGGGCAGTTAAATTCTTTTCTATTCTCGGAAGATGGACATAGATATGAAGCGTTTATCGATCAAAGCTTCTCAGAGAATAAGAATGTCACTAATCTTAATGAAGACGAGAGAATGTTCGAGACAAAGATAACCATTAAAGTATTGGGCTATTTGATAGGCGAGGGCATCAACAGGGATAAGCCGCAAATAACAATTAGAGAAAATGCTGTTGAAGTTAAAATATCTCGCGAGAGAGTTATAACAGGTGATAAAGCGCCTTGGAAAAAGAAAGATAAGGACTATCGAGAATAAGTCCTTTTGAAATACAAAGATACTATTTACTTGAGAATAATAGTTTTAAGGAGAATTTTTAATGCCTAGCAAATTTGATTTTATATCACCCGACATCCTTCTTCGTGAAGTCGATTTGAGTGAAGTACAACAAGACGTACAAGATGATGGTATTCTTATCATAGGATATGCCAAGAAAGGACCTGCTATGAAGCCAGTAAGGGTTTCTAGTATAGACGATCTTGAAGCAATCTTTGGTGCACCTCAACCTGGTGTCGATGTTGACGATGTTTGGAGAGATGGGAACTACGCCAATCCCACTTACGGTCTTTACGCAGCCAAAGCATGGCTTGCGTCTGAGACATCGCCAGTTACGTTCATTCGTTTAGTTGGAGAGTCACTCACCACAACTACGAAAGCTGGATGGACTTTAGGAGGTGGATCTTTTTCCACTTCTGATCCCGCTGCTAATACCACAGCTTATGGATTGTGGGTGTGTCCTTCTGCTTCTTCAGGGGAAACTGCTGGTGGTCTTGCTGCTATCATATATGCTGAAGCAGCCGCTCTCACACTCTCTGGAACAATAGCTGGTACATCTGACTTAACATCTTCGGCTGGTATGATGATCGTATCTGATGGGTCAAATTATGGTGGGTTCACTTTAGAGGTTCACACTGCTGCTGGTACTAGTACAAAGCATAGCTTCTGTTTGGATCCCAATTCAAACCAAAACTTCATTAGAAGTGTTCTGAACACAAACCCACACGCACTCGCAAGTGCCGCTCAGAAAGACACAACTTATAAGTATTTCTTAGGTGAAACATTCGAAACCGACCTATACGAAAAGCTAAATACCGCCGGATCAGCATCTGCTGGTAAGCAATTTGGCATGATTCTTCCATTGGCTAAGCAAAGCGCAGCTGCAAACTGGATCAAACATGAACGTGCAGCTGCTACTTCAAAGACTGGTTGGTTTATTGCTAATGATGCAGCTCCTCAATTGAACACAGGCTCTTTTGATTCCTCAAGTTTACAGAAGCTGTTCCGCCTAGAATCACTTCATGAAGGAGAAGACTTCCAAAAGAATTACGCTGTTCGTGTTAAACTTGAGAAGGTTGGTACAAACGCTTCACCAGATTCTTTATTTGGAATTGAGATCCTACAAAAAGACGCTCTAGGAAACTTCCGTGTTGCTGAATCCTATAGCTCTTGTAACTTAAATGAAAACAGTGATAACTTTATCGCCAAGAAGATTGGTGACATGAATATGTCTTACGACTCTACTAAAGAGAAATACATAACCACAGGAAAATATCCTAACAAATCAAGTTATGTTCGTGTTGAGATGGACACCAACTACAAGTCTGTTGGACGCGGTGCTCTTCCGTTTGGCTTCTATGGCCCGGCTAAACCTAAAGACTTCACTATCACTTCAGGTTCTGTTACTTTGGAGTCTGGGGCAAGTACAGCTTATGTAATGTCGGCCATAAACTCATCTATCTATGGTGGTCACGATGCTGCTTCACAATGGGCAAAGTTTGAATCAGATGTTACTGCTTCTTTCTCATGGCCAGAACTCAGATTAACAGATAGTGGCTCTAATAATGGCAATCATTACAGCAAAAACAAAGACTTCGGTATTCGCCATTATCGTTCTAATGCTTCTCAAGGTCCTCGACTTTATGGAAACATAAACAACGACTATCTAGACTTGGTACGAATACTACCTAGTGGATTGGATATTCATACAGCAGGTGGAGATTTAGAGAACTCTTTCATCTTTACCTTTGATGAAATTGTACAAGATGCTTCCAACTCAAACAAATTCTACTTTAAAGAAGGCTCTCATGCCAATGGAACAGCCTACACAGTTTTGAATGGGACTGCCGCTCTTATCGAGACAGCTGAAATAAATAAATTCGTCGCTCCTTTCTTTGGAGGATTCGACGGAACAAATGTGTCTCATGTTGACCCATTCTCAAGTTCTAAGCATCTTACTTCGCAAAGCGAAACTACTCATTATGCATATGCTGCTGTACATAAGATGATTGACTCTGTTAAAAATCCGGAAATGATACAATATGAAGTTGTTTCCGTTCCTGGACTAACTAACACCACTCTTGTGCAAAATCTAATAGACAACACAGAAGAAAGAGGAGACTCTTTGGCCATCATTGATGTTGACTCTGGGTACAAAGGATCTCATGAGTATAATACTGCTGGTAAGGATGATGGCTCTGTTGCTGATATCATCGACAAGATTAAAACTCAAGATTATGATACAAGCTATGCTGCTTGCTATTACCCAGAAATACAGTTAACTTCCGAAGAAGGTAGCGCTGTACTTCCACCTTCTGTTGCTGGTATCGGTGCTCTAGGTTCATCGGATGCTGCTTCTGGTGCTCCTTGGTTTGCCCCAGCTGGATTTAACCGTGGTGGTATCAAAGAGCTTGGTGGTTCTAAAGGACCAAAAGTTGCAAAGGCTCGCGAAAGTCTTCTAAAATCTGATCGTGATAAGCTTTATCAAGTTGATATTAATCCAATTGCCAACTTCCCCTCAGAAGGACCAGTTGTGTTCGGACAGAAGACTCTTCAGCAAACTCCATCAGCTCTAGATCGTATCAATGTTCGTCGTCTTATGATTTACCTTAAGAAGCGTATTGGCGCTGTTGCCCGCACAATCCTGTTTGACAACAATGTTCAGGCAACTTGGAATCGCTTTAAAGCACAAGCACAACCAATTCTTGCGGATGCTAAGGCGCGATTTGGTCTTGCAGAGTACAAGCTTGTTCTCGATGAGACAACAACAACACCTGATTACATTGA